CGGCAAGCTTGATGCTGGAGAGCGCCGGAACATGGAAGAGTTCTATTCGGGTACTAGTAACTCTGGTAGCCGAGGCTTAGGCTACAGTTCTGATTACGGTTCATCGTCTGAAGCGGCGGCTGTAGCTAACGATGGCTTTGGTTCTGACGCACACTTCGATGCTATCGATGCTCAGTTCGACAGCATTGGTAGCGGTTCTTCAGGAGGTGGTGGCAGTATCGGTTCTTCAGGAGGCAACTACAGCTCTAGTACTGGTGGCGGTACTTCAGGTAACGGATCAGATCCGGGCGATGGCGGTGGGTCTATCTCTTCTACTGCTGATGGCAACGACTTCGACAACTTTAACAAAGGCGGCTTCGCAATAAAACCTAAGAAGCGTTACGCAACAATCAAAAAATAATTTGCGGCACGGGCCTACCCGCGAACCTCTGGGCTCCTCATAGGGAGGAGCTTGGACTACTTTGTGGCCCCCAAGGAGAAACAACCATGGCTAAGTACCAAGGTGCATATCGTAACAGCCTAGACGAAGATGTAACAGAAAATGTACAAACTGAAGAAGTTGTACAGGATGTGGAACAATCCTCAGATGAGGACTCTTCGTTCAAGAAACGTTACGGCGATCTACGCAGACACATGCAACAGAGCATGCAACAGAAAGAACGTGAGATGCAGGAGCTTAAAGACCAGCTAGCTCAAGCTACTCGCAAACAGCTTAAGTTCCCTAAGACGGAAGATGAGGTTAACGAGTGGGTTAAGAAATACCCTGACGTAGCCGCTATTGTAGACACTATCGCACAGAAACGTGCTATGGAGGCTCTACAAGCTGGTGAGAAGCAGATGGAGAACCTTAAAGGTCTAGAGAAGCGCCTAGAGCGTGAGAAGGCTGAACAGGAACTACTGAAGCTACACCCAGACTTCCTAGACATCCGTTCAGATAAAGGGTTCCATGCTTGGGTCGCAGAACAGCCTAATTGGGTGCAGGATGCACTCTACAAGAATGAGACGGATGCTCGTGCCGCCGCTCGTGCTATTGACCTGTACAAAGCTGATACAGGCGTTAAGCGCAAGCGTTCAAACTCTAACGCTGATGCCGCTAAGTCAGTAGGCCGCAGTTCATCTGCTGGTGCTCCTACAGGCGGTAAAGCACGATTCAAAGAGAGTCAGGTAGCTAACATGGCTCCTCACGAGTACGAAGCTAACGAAGAGGCAATCTTTGAAGCTATGCGTACTGGTAACTTTGAATACGATTTATCTGGGGCCGCACGTTAATAATCACTTGTAATCGGTACATTACTCGTGATATAACAACCTCAGTTATAAGTGCTGTCAGTAGCTTGTTGTGAAACACCTAGGACAGCACTTAAACCCACCACAGGGCCGCATCTGCCTACCCCTGTCTTTCAACCTCAGAAGAACTTCACTAAGAATACCTGAAACTCTCAGCCCTCTGAGCGTTGGTTTGTTGGCGTTTAAACAATGTTTATACAAAGATTTATCAAAGCTAGAGATTACCTGAGGAAGTTACAGCCCTTAGCCCGAAAGTCTTTTCTGTTTAGTACCACTTAATCCCAAACAGTCTGCACAAACCAAACCTTAATTAACTTCGTGTAGACGGATTTAGCCTACTCAACAAGGAGATTCCTCATGGCTTTTCAAACTGCTAGTGGCTACGGTAACCTTCCAAACGGTAACTTCAGCCCAGTAATTTACTCTAAAAAAGTACAGAAAACTTTCCGTAAGTCATCTGTTATCGAAGACGTAACTAACACCGATTACTTCGGTGAGATTGCTAACTTCGGTGACTCTGTACGCATCATCAAAGAACCTGAAATCACTGTAAGCTCGTACGCTCGTGGTACTCAGCTTGCTACTCAGGACATCACTGACGCAGACTTCTCTCTGATCATCGATCAGGCTAACTACTTCCAGTTCGCTATTGATGACATTGAAGCGGCTCACAGCCACGTTAACTTCATGGACCTTGCTACTGATCGTGCGGCTTACCGCCTACGTGACGAGTTCGACCAAGAAGTAATGGGCTACATGTCTGGTTGGGAGAAGAACTCTTCTGGTGTCTGGGTTGCACGTACTGCACCTAACGGCACTAAAGCTGATACTTCTGCTGACGCTGACGAATTGCTTGCTTCTAACAAGCTCTACGCTGATGTATTTGGTCTGACTGCGGGTAACTCTATCCCTGTAGCCGCTAACGGCGGTACTGGTGTAGTTTCACCTCTGGCTATCCTTAACCGTATTGCCCGTCAGATGGATCAGGCTAACGTTGATACTGAAGGCCGCTACGTTGTAGTTGACCCAGTATTCATCGAGATGCTGATGGACGAAGATTCTAAACTCGTTAACGCTGACTTCGGTGGTGACGGTGAGTTGATGAACGGTCGTCTTGCACAGATGCTTCGTGGCTTCAAAGTGTACAAGTCTAACAACCTGCCATTCGTTGGTACTGGCGCAGGCACTACTGCTTCTGCTGGTTCTACTACTGACTTTGGTCTGATTGTTGCTGGTCACAACTCTGCGGTTGCTACTGCACAGCAGATCGACAAGACCGAAAGCTTCCGTGACCCTAACACCTTTGCTGATAAGGTTCGCGGTATGCAGTTGTACGGTCGTAAGATCCTTCGCCCTGAAGCGATCTTCACTGCGGCTTACAACGTAGCATAAGCCTCATGGGGGTGGTCTTTAGGGGCCACTCCCTTTTTATCTTGTGTAAGGTATATACAACGTGTCTACATTCCTTAGCTTAACAAACCAGCTACTACGCCGCTTGAATGAAGTGGAGATTGCACCTGCTGACTTTGCGAGTGTACGAGGCGTACAAGCATCGGCTAAAGATGCTATCCGAAATTCTGTTGCTAAGATCAACCAGTCAGAGTATGAGTGGCCCTTTAACGCCGCCGAACACTCTCAGGTCTTAGCAGTCGGTCAAGAGGAATACTCTTGGCCTAATTACTTTAAGAGCGTAGATTGGAACTCCTTCATTGTAGAAGGTAACAGCTCGCTTGGTACTAACACTACGCCATTAACTTACATTGAGCGTGACGAGTACTATAAACGTTACCGAGCTACTGACGAAGACGCAGGTTCTGCTGGTCGTGCTCTACCTCTTAACGTGTCTAAGTCTCATGGCTCTGGCTACCTTGTTAGCCCTTCACCAGACCAAGCGTACACTATTAGGTTCCGTTATTACCTCAACCACACTGCCCTAGAAGCCTTTGATGACGTAACTCGTATCCCAGACGTATACGATAACGTGATTGTAGAAGGGGCTGTAGCTCAGATGTACATGTTCAAAGACAACATGGAGTCTGCGGCGGCATCTGCGGCATTGTTCCAGCAGAGCGTTAAAGAGATGCAAGGCATCCTTATCAATCAGTATGAGCACATCCGCGATACTCGTGTTCTTAGACGGAGATACTAATGCCGGATCGCATACAGTCCTACAAGGTTATCTGTGGCGGTGGTCTTAACTCTAACGAGAACCATCTGGACCTAGCAGAGAATAACCCCGGTTCTGGGACTCGCCTAGTAAATTATGAAGTTAGCCTCTACGGAGGCTATCGGCGTATTGAGGGGTACGCTCCTTATGATGACCAATACGCTGAAGTAGATCCAGACAATGCTGAAGGCAAGATCCTTAGTTTAGACATCTTTAAAAATGATGACCTAGATCGCATTGAAATCATTGCCAGTCGTAAGGTTAAGCGATATACTTACGTAGCCACTTCCGGGCAGGTTACATATACAGGTAATGACCAAGATGGTCGTTCTATGGAACTACCTTTCCCTAACTACGTTACTGCATACGTTAATGGTGCAGAACAGTTACGCTCTAGCTTCTCAGTCGTTAACAATCAACTAACCTTCAATAGTCAGACTATTAATGAAGGTGATGTCATTGAGATTGATCCTAACGAGTACTCTTTCTACCGTCATGGTTTAACAGGCTGGATCAAGTACACGCTTACTCATGACATCCGCCGTTGTTCTATGACTAGCACCTTTAAGACGTTAAACAAAGTACGTAGTACTACCTTTAACTTTGGTGATGGTAACAAGCTAGCCTTTGCTGACGGTGTTAACCCTGCTTTGATCTTTGATGGAGATCACTGGGATCTTATTACTACTGCGGGTGATGGCTCACATGATACTGACGTAAATGCTAACCACTCTCCCGGTGGACCATTAGCTGTAGATGCGCCAGCTCTAGTAGGTATCTTTGAGAACCATCTATTCCTAGGCGGAGATCGTACAGCTAAGGCTGTCTTAGCTCATTCTGCTCCTAATGACCCATATAACTTCACAGCCGCTGGGGGTGCAGGTCAGATCGCCGTAGGCTTTGACGTAGTACAGTTTAAACCGTTCCGTGATAACCTGTTCGTATTCGGTGCTAATGGCATTAAGAAGATATCAGCAGACCTTACATCAGGCTTTGTCATTGAACAGGTAACCTCTAATGTAGGTTGTATTGCGCGTGACTCAGTACTGGAACTTGGGGGCGACTTGGTGTTTCTCGCTCCAGACGGACTACGCCCAGTTGCAGGAACCTCTCGTATCGGTGACGTTGAGCTTGAGACTATCTCTAAACCTATTCAACAGCTTCTAACCGATCTCTCTAAAGACTACGACTTGGATACTCTTAATGGAGTTGTTATTCGATCAAAGTCCCAACTACGTTACTTTATTGGGGATGACGATACGGACACTGTTGATAGCTATGGCGTCATTGGTGGTCTTAGATCTTCTGACCAGAGACTAGGTTGGGAGTTCGGTGAACTTATCGGTATACGAGCTAGTGCATGTGCTTCAGCCTATGTAGGCCGTACTGAGCTAGTTCTACATGGCGACTACAACGGTAAAGTATATCAGCAAGAGACTGGCACTACCTTTGATGGTGTTCCTATCCTTGCTATCTACCAGACTCCTTACTTCGACTTTGGTGATACTGAAGTCCGTAAGATGATGCGTAAGGTAAACACCTTCATCCGTGCTGAAGGTCCACTAACAATGAACATGGCAGTTAACTACGACTGGGATGACCCTAGCGTAAGTAAGCCAAGCTCATACTCCACGGAATCGAAAGGCGCACCAGTCCGATACAAAGGACGCAATATCAACTACGGTGGCACAAACATTAACTATGGTGGTAACGAGAAACCTATCATTACCACCTCAATACAAGGCTCAGGATTCGCTACTCAGTTAGCGTTCGTTACG